TCTTGGATTTGTTCCTTGATTTCTTCAATTTCCTCGGCCGTGAATTTGCCCAACAATTCGACTACCTGGGCCGCTGTCGGGGCGTCGGTTATTTTCGCCAAAAATTCTTTCTTCTGTTCGTCGGTGAACTTTCCGACGGCTTCGATCATTTTCGTCATATCCATTTCGTTTGACTCCTTTTTTGCTGATTTATCCAAAAAACGGCAACCGCTTCCGCAGCGGCCGGTCTCTACCAGGGCTAGATGATGGGGGACGATGTCAACCTGCTTGAAATCGTACTCAGTCGCCGGTTCCAGCCGGGCCTCATACCCCAGGGACAGTTCACGTTTTTTGTCGAGTAGTTGCAGGTTTTCGGCCTTGACTTCCAAGCGGGTTTTGATCGCTAGGGCGGCCCCTTCTCCGTCGGTGAAGTCGATCACCTCGGCAGACACCACCGAACCAATCGATCGTTTGACCTTCGGGCCTACTTCGACGTGTTCATCAGTCAGGGGGAGTCCGGCCATTTTTTCTGCGGCGCGTGCGATTTGTGCGGGGAACCGATAGACCTTGAAGATTTTATTTGCAGGTTCCAGACCGAGCTCATGCCCGAAATAATCCAGGACGCCATCACGTACTGATACGGCGGTTTTTTGCTCGACGTCAAAAGTTACTGCATCGAAAAAATGGCCGGAAATAATGGACTGTGCCATTTTGCCTCCCCTTGTCTTATATTAATACAGATATAGAAAGTTTCTGTCAACATTATTTTTTCATTCTGGAATCACGGCGTAGGAATCACAGCGGCAATTGAAGTCGAGGCCAGGGTAAAGATATTCGCCATCGACGCTGGAATAGCAGCCTTCATCGAGCCGGTATCGTTTGCCGTCACGGTCAGCGTGGCTTGGTCGGACGGTGTCATCTCCGGATGTGGACCAAATCGCCTCCTCGATGCCCAGGTGTTGCTGACGGATTTTATTTGCCAGACCGTTGAAATTGCCGATCTGGTTTCGGGCCAAAGTTGACGCATTGCGCAACCGCTTGGCCTCGAGGACGGAATAAGTCGTCTCTATATAAGCCAGGTCCCGGCCCTCGGCCATCAGGTGTAGGGTATGCTCCAGGGACTCCTGAAGGGCCTTGTCACGGAGTGATTGAATCCATATAGCCGTCTCGTCGATCAGAGCGTTGATCTCCCAGGTGGCACCGTCGGCCTTTATCAGATTCTTGGTGTCGATACCCAGGACCGGGGAAACAGCTCGGTAAAACGTGGCCTTGTTGTACAGGTCAACCTTTTGCAGTATTTCGGCGATCGTCTCCTGGATTCGCTCATCGGACAACTGGGCAAGGATTCGGCGCTTGACCTTGGCCGCTTTTTTTTGCGCCTCGACTGCCCAGTTATCGTCGGTGAGGGTCAACATTTTTGCGGCGGCCTCAGAGTCGGCAAACTTGGCAATCTCGGATTTGGTCAGGGAAAACACGTTATTTCGCCAGCGATTGAACACCTGCCGGACGACAAATTCGCAGAACCGGACAAGGGCCGCTTCCTGGGCCTTCGGGGGTGCTGGCATGCGGACCAGCTTTTCACCCCGGTTAAGTTTCAGTCGTTTTTTTGCCATCATCGAACCCCGGGAATTCAGCGTCTAAATCCTCTTCCTGCAGGATCGTCTTGTCCACCAAATAGCGGCGGTGGTCTTCACCCATGTTGAATAATTTTCCGGCGTTGTCAATAACCTTGCTCTCGTATTCGATCTGCTGGGCCGGCGTGCCTTCCTTGGTTTTCGGGAATTCGGCCGGTGGTTGACCCAGGATCGCCAACAGTTCGTTGATCGGGTCTATTAGGAAGGACTTGGTGCGATTAAATGTCCGTTGGAGCGTGTTTTGTTCTTGAGTCCCGGCGGAATTCAGGCCCTCGACAGCCTGACCAACCAACATCGGGACAGGGATGCCCGTAACCATTGCCAGTCGTTGCAGGGTCAATCGGGACACATCGGCAACGTCGGACAGCGTTTGAGACACGGACACAACATCATCTTCACTGTCTATAATGCCATCACCGTAGATCGAACGCAGGTCTGCAAGGGCCGAGTAATACTTAATCAAGTCCTTGTCGCGGTTGGCCGCCAGGGCCTCCTTGAACCCCTTGATTTTATGAAAAACCGTTGAATTTTTCTCGATTATCGCAGAACTGGCCCTCTGAACGATTTGGTCGTTGACGATTTCGTTACGGATTAGTTCGAGTTCCGAAATTCCGCCGAAATTATACGCCTGGGCTTCGCTGCTTGGAGGTTCGACGTAGCGAAAATCCACCAAGTGCGACCAATGAATAAACTGATTCCGGACTCGGTACGTTTTCGGTAGGTCGAATCGTTCGTCGAACAAATCATCCACCGGGTCACTGGCCGTTACGTCGGAACCGGGGAAAACGACCAAACGGACCTTGTCGGGATTGACTCGGCCTTGCCGGGGCTTGGTCAGGTCAACCCCAGGCTGTGCTACCAGGACAACTGCCCGGCCGTAGCCCAGCATGTACCGACAGGCCTCCCGGACTAAGACATTCAGCCGGCCGAGGTAAAACTTTTCCGCCGTGTCGGACTCGAAGGCCAATGTATCGTCCAAGGCCCCGGTCGTTTTAATGTCGATGATTTGTTGACAGACACCCAGTTTATTGAGCTGTTTCAACTCGGAAATTGATACACGCGGAGCATTGACGATATTGGTAGCAATCCCAGAACGCCGCTGGGCAAGTTGGTTTCTGACGTTGATTAGGCCGTCTTCAAAAGTGCTCATAACAACTCCTTGTAATTCCATGTCGTTCCAAGTTCATTATACGCCCTCGAGCAGGCGTCCACAATGTCGTCATGTTTGCCGAAGGGAAAATTCCGCAATTCATCAAGTAGGGCCTCGTTCCATGATGCCCGCAACATTCTCACGTTACCGACGTTGACCTGGGCGGCGAACGGTTCTGCCCGGGTAGCCTTGTCGCCGGTTTCCCGACTGAACGAAAACGAAAGGCCCTGCAATTTTTTGGATAGGTAGTTCATCTGCGCGACGCCGGCTTGGCCGGGGTCCTGGGGTATCGACTGTCGGCAACCGTCAAGCTGGGCAGTCTGCACAATCAACCGTTCAACATCCTCCGGCCCTCCCTGGGTGCGTTGCAAATCCGCAATATAGGTCACGTCGTCTTTTTGACCGAGTTTGGCCCCGAAGGTCCAGTCGCCGTCTTTCCGGGTGGCGGCCAAATCCCAACCCCTAACCCAGGTTATCCCGTGCGGCAGGGCGTGGACAATTTCGATGTTTTGCGGCTTGAACATATTGCCATCCTCGACAACTGGCCGTTGTTGGTACAGGCTAGCCCAGGATGCGGCCCCTCGTTCGGCCTGGCGTTCCAAGAGGAAGTCCAGTGGCTTAAATTCCGGAAACAAAGCTTCACCGGCCCGGCGGTATTCTTCGTCGGCCTCAGCGATTGCCGGGAATCGGATCAAGGTCACATCGTCACGATTGGCTAGCAACCGCCCTGCCGGGTCGTCAACGTGCCAGCGGGTCATTACCAGCAACAGCCCGGCTTTGTCGGAGAATCGAGAAAAAACGTCGTCCATCAGCCATTCCCAGGTCTTGTTGCGGATCGTCTCGGACTGCGCCTCGGCCCGGCCCTTGATGGGGTCGTCGATTATTCCAATGTCGAGTGATTCCCCGGTAATTGGCCCTCCAACCGTGGTATTGCGAAAATAGCCCTCCTGGTCAACGTACTCCAATAGCTCGCTGTTGCGGCGGTGTTGGCTACTGACCGTGACAATGTTTGCTTGGTTGATCTTGGTCTTGGGGAAGGTTAGTTGATAGCGCTCACTGTCAAATATCCGCTGGAGGGCCAAGTTGGTGCGGACCCCCAGGCGGTCGGAAAACGAGGCAAAAATAACCTTTTTTGACGGGTCCTGACCGGCAATCCAGGCCACGGCGTCGGTAATTGCCGAGGATTTGCCGTGCTGGGGCGGTGTGCAGATGATATAGATCGGTCGTTTTCCGGCTTGCA